CACGCTGAGAATGGCGTGGCTTGCCCATTACGATGCCGACCTGCGGGCCGGCTTCTTGGACAAAGTACCCTCGAGAGAGAGGGTCAACAAAGCATTTATAGCCAGATATTTTCTGACTGAGGATGAGCAATCTCTCCTCCGAGACGTCTTGCGGGGTGACGTCATTTACTGCCCCACGGTGGCCAACTCCCACCCCATGCTGCGCACTTTCCACAGCTACGCGGAATGGATCGTGGATCATACAATGAAACCTTGGGGCCGTTTCCTAGACATAGGCGGGAACCCCCGCCTAGCCTCCGACAGGAGGCACGTGGTCGTCCTCGCCAACAATGCGAGGGACCAGCTACGACTTGCCCGCACGCCAGGCGCTGCCAGCGCCTTTGCAAACGGACATTTGTGCCTGCAAGGGGCCGCAAATTGCGAACACGGCCCTTTTTCCACCCGGGCTGTCGCCGTCCATTCGGCGTATGACATTACACCCACCGATTGGTTCCTTATCATGTCACGGAACCGTATCAATCTGGTGGACGTGTTCATGTGGGACCCAGATGAGCTCCATGGAGGGGTCACCCTCCCGAGTACGGATGCCTTCGGCTTCCGGCTGGATATGGATGAAGACGAGGACACCGCACTCTTCCTCCCACTTGATGGATCGCCCGGCTACAAGCATTCCCTCGAGAACTGGCGCTGGTACCGGGAAGGTCACGCTACTTGCGGCCCGTACCAGCTGGTCACCTTTTGTGAGCACGTCTGGGGACCTTTCAGACAGTACTCGCTAGTTCTCACCTTACTTCCAGTGACCAGAGTTTTCTTCAAGAGCCCGCTAAACCGTGACTGGGTCCATGTGCCGGTCCTGGGCAAGGACAAGTACGTGGCCGTCCCAACCCAGAAATGGAGGGCTGCTCTTAATTGGGGATTCTCTAGGATAGACACTAACTTCTCCAGGTCCAATTTGGCTGCATACCTTCGTGCAATCTCTGCGCGAGTGGTCATAGGTTCCAGGGAATACACCAGCGCCTGGAACCCCGATGAGTGGACTTTCGCTGAGGTGGTCACCACCGCCTTCGTGATGTGTGCCGTCTTGAGGTCCTACGGCTCTACCACCATCGGGGCAGCCATGAAAGAGCTGTCCTATGAGTTGAAGAATGACCCTCCAGGCTGGTGGAAGCGGTCCTGGAGGTGGGTCAAGTCCTGGTTCACTGAAGTGGAAGACTTTTCCATCCCGGACTGGGACCCTGAACCAAGCACCCTGCTTGCGTTGGTCGCTGACCACATCATAGGTGACCTCAGCATCATGGAAGAAGGTCCAAAGAGCCCCCCTTGCCTCACCATGGATGTGCCCCCACCAACTCCACCCGAAAAACCCCAGAATGACCGTCCAGATTTCCGCAGGTACCGTCCTCAGGCCATAGACGGTGCACCTACACCCCAACTGCGGGACTCCATAGCCAAACTGGATGCCGCCACTGGGGGGGCGAGGCACACTGTCGTCCTGGTCGAGGGCCCACCCGGTAGTGGGAAGTCCTCGGGCATCCGCAACCGGTTGGGTCCCGAGCAGGCGCGCGTCCTGGTTATCACACCAGTGGGCAAGCTGGCCGAGGCTTGGAGGGAAAAGGGTTTCAGCAATGTTGTTACCCACCACAAGGCAGCCTCACTGCTCCCGGGTAACTGGAAATGGATAGTTGTGGATGAAGCCTTTATGATGCACCCTGGGCTGCTTGACATGTATGCGGCTTGTGCACCCCTCATCCTTCTGGGTGACTGCCGCCAAATAGGGTTCATTGATTGGGAGAGGAACACACCGGACTACGGAGCCGCCCAGTTGCGTGAGTGGGCCGACCAAAGGGAGTCCTGCAACCTGTCCTACCGGGTTCCTGAGGATGCGGCGACCCTGGTTAGTAGCTTCTCAGAACCGTTCGGGTCCGCTTCCCCTGTCAAGAACTCCCTGTTCCTCATCAACCGGCCGGATGAATTCCCCGGGATCCATGCAGGCACTACCCACCTGTGCTTTACCCAGGCCGTCAAGAAGAGGATTCAAGACCGGGTTAAGGAACTGAAGTTGGAAGGCCAGAATGTCATGACTGTTCACGAGGCCCAAGGCCTCCAATTCAAGCACGTCGCACTCCACCTGGACGTGTCAGAGAGGATGTTTATAGTGTCCCATCCTGAACACATGGCCGTTGGCCTGTCACGCCACACAGAATCGCTGGTCATTACCGAGCACGGTTACACCCTGACCGATGCCATCCAGGCTCTCCGGACCCCATTGGGAGAGGTTGAGGTCATCCCCCAAGAGTTTGTCCCCCGAACCACTGTCTCTTTCACTGAGGCCCTGGAGAAGGTGGACCTAAAGACCATCCAGGAGTCCGGCGGCCAAGCCGGAGATTTGGGGGTGGAGAGGCCGGTCGCCTCAGTCCATACGGCGGCCGCAGAGAATTTGGTTAAACCAGTCCAGATATCCTTGGCCGTGGAACCCGACACGGTCATGGCCCATGTTCCTGCCAATTCCCCTTTCATGGTCATGCCAACCAAATCCACCGACCATGCCCAGGCCCAAGCAGCTGTCGTGCAGAGACCCGCCACCGTCGCCCCTACCAAGGCCACCGGGGTCGATGCGGAAAGGGCTAGGACCCATGTTACCAGGTTCCTCACCATGGCTTGCAATGAGGTGCCGCAGGTTGACTTCGCTGATCTTCAGGAGTCTTTGGCTGAGGCCCTGCGGAAGATCCATGACAAGAACGGGTCCTTCGTGCGGTACCTCCAGGATGATGATGGGGAGTTTTTGGATGAATGGATCAAAAGGAAAGTGCCACGGGATGAAGGGCCTGCCCACCTGGCTCTCTTGGTCAACGGTTTCCTCAAAACCCAGCGCAAGTTTTGCCCGGAACTCAAGCTGAAACCCGGTCAACCGATTCAGCCAGTGAACCATCTGATCAACCTTTTCTTCTCCCAGGTCTTCCGGGCAGTGGCGGCGGCACTCAAGGGGGCGTTCAAAGACAACGTTCTCTTTGTTGATGGCCATTCGGAGAAGCAACTTTCCGCCTTCGTGGCACGCCACTATGATTGGAGGGATTCCTATCTGGCCAATGACTTCACAGCTTTCGATTCCACTCAGGGGGAGCGCACTATGTTGCTCGAGGCTGAGGTGCTCCGACGGGTCGGCATTGACCAAAACATCATAGACCTGTACCGGGAATTTCGTCTCAACGCCAGATATTCAGGTCCCGGCGCTGACATCCCGGCGGCCGGGATGCGCATGTCCGGGGAGGCCAATACCCTCCTGGGCAACACCCTCGTCACTGGAATTCTTCACTGTGCCTACGTCAGCCAGGAGCCCGCCTGGATGATGTTCAAAGGGGATGACGCCATCCTGGCAGGGCCAGATAGCATGGATGTGGACGTCAAATCCATGTCCAAAGACTACGGGATGAAAGCCAAGTTAGAACGGATGCCTGTGCCTGAATTCGTCTCCTTCTTCATTTCACCCTACGGCCTGCTGCCAGACTTCTTCAGGATTGCAAATAAAATGGTGGCCAATGACCACCAGTCCTCCCCGGAGTGGAGGGAGGCTTCTGCCGCCAACGCCAAGGCCATCCTCGCATTGGCCGACAACCCTGCAGCCCCCGCATTCGCAATGCTGGCGGCTGAGAAGAAGTACGGCATAACGCCAGAGCAGTCCTGGGCGGCCTTCACTATCGTTTGCGACAGAGCCAACGGAAAATTTGAGGAAGCCACACCAAATCTCAAAGTCAAATTGAAAGTGAATCCTGATCCTCCAATCTCATTTCATAGGACGACCCTTGCCGAGTCTAGAGCAGTCCAACCTAGACATAGGGTTGATGGAGTTTAATAATCAGTGAATTACAGCCGCAATGGCACCAACACCCAAGAGCCAGGCGGCACCCAAACGCACCCGAAATGCCCAGAAGCCCAGAATCCAACTCAAGCCCAAACCCCGTCCCCAGAAACGGAATCCTCAGGCCAAGACTGTCCAGTCTCTTGCCCGCCGGGTTCAGAGGGCGGAGCGCGCGGCGACAGGCCCCGCCCCCGCGGTCAAGCACACCGTCACTGCCACCCTTGGCACCATTGGACCCAACACCTCCTCCGGAACCGAGCTCGAGTTTGCACTCCCCCTTCACCCCGGGCTGGTCAAGGAGACGGCCGCGGTTAACAGCTTTGGCCCTCTCCAGTCTGCAGTTGGCCAGTACTCCATGTGGCGTCTGGTCGGATTTCATGTCCACCTGACGCCCATGGTAGGGTCGAGTGCCATCTCTGGCACCGTCTACCGGGTCTCCCTGAATCTCTCCGGCCAACCCACATCCACGGCATGGTCGGGCTTGGGTGCTCGCCAGCACCGTGACGCAACTCCGGGGAGTCATTTACGCTGGGCAGTCTCTGACGCCATTCTTGCTGGACCCAAGGCCACTTGGTGGTACAGTAACACCAATGCACCCGGAGTTAGCGCCCTGGGCCCCGTCCTGGAACTCCACTCCATAGGGGCCACCCAGAGTGCCTACCAGGCCAAGCCTTTTGAGGGGCCGGTCTTCCTCTTGGAAATACGGGGGACATGGGAGTTTGTCAACTACGCCGCCGCCCCTGCCCTCTCACTCCTCAGTTCAGGTAAGGGTACCGGTAGCCTTTCCGGCCAGGCCGGTCAGCCCCTCACCGTCAAGGTGGCAGAACCCCATCTTCAAAGAATGGTGGCCCTCCAAGCCGGTAACGCCCCTTCGGGGGTCGGAGAGGTCATCTATATGCTGGTAGACACTGCCGTCACCGCCTTAGCAGACACAGCCGCCCCACCCTGGTCCTGGATGATCAGGGCGGGTTGGTGGTTCGCCCGTGCCCTGGTGGGTGGATCCAACGGTGACGGCACCCTCCAGCTTTACAGCTCCTTTGAGGACGCTGCAAACAACCGGCCGTGCATACTTTCGGGTGATGCACATGGTGAGCTGGGATCCCTCCAGATCACCCAATTGACGACTCCGTCCTCAGGGCTCAACGCCATCGGGGACGGGATCGTAGGGATGCCGAGTCCGGGTACCACTCCCATCCAGCCCGGCGCTTCCTTCACGTTGCCGGTGTCCCTTTCACCTCTACCCCAACACGTGTCCGTCCCAGGTGGTTACTGGGTTAACGGCCACAGCGGAACCGAGGCTTCCCAACTTCGTGGCTTCATCACCGCGCCTCTCGGCGGCGCTAACGTCGCCCACTTTGAGGCCGCCTTCATGGTCACCGGGTCCGAAGGGCCGGGGTTTGGCTTTGAAGGCGTTGCCCAAGTGATCGAGGTTATGGGGGTAGGTTACCCAATGCTGATACTGGCCACTGGTCAGATCCACTGCGTCCAGGGCACCAGCAACACCTACTTGTTGTGGTGGCTTGTGCGCTCGCTTGGCACCGCGAACCAGGATAATGCCACAGACTATTACGTCTCGCAACCTTCTTTCACCTTGACCACGAACGAGATGGTTCAGTGCAACTGGACCCAAGCCCACTTGACGATGCCACCGACCCAGGAAGGGATGTGGCTTCTGATGGGCTTCCGTGGGGGACCCCCCTCGACCTTGCAGGTCAAAGGCCATACCCTGCCTTTTCACCCGGGCACGGAGGTCCAATTTGTCCCCTCGGCTTATGACTGGTTTAGGTGGGGACCCACAACCATGGTTCTTAGCGGTACAGCATTGGGGGATGGCGTGTACGGATCCGCCCTCCACCAGAGACTGGCCATGTTGACATTGACTGAACCCTTGACCCAAAGGGTGGAGTTAATACACAATACGGCTACAGGGCCCGAAAGGTCTGACTCATGCCAGGAAGATGTTTTCGAGCCCGCTCTGGGAGATCCTGCTCACGCCGACCATGCAGGCAGCCATCCGGGTTCTCACTGATCTCGGCGTGGTACCTGTTGTCCGGTCTGGCTGCCACCGTGTTTTTGTACCCGGTGGCCTTGGTCATCACCCTCATTATGTCGCCAAGTGGTTCTACACCATCCAGATTGACCCCAGACCGGGAACGCCCGCCTTCCCCGCCACGATCACCCTGGCGATCGGAGCCAGGTTTGCGTGCCGAGAGGCGGCGATGAGTGATGCGGCCCTCCAGATTGACCCACTGGAGCTCGCCGATCACGTACTGATAGGTCCCTCGGACCAGCAGCGGCTAGCCTTCCGCTACTGGTATTACGAGGCCCTTCAGTCTCAACTGGATCTCATCCTAGAGGAACCAGTTGACTAACTTAGGCTAAACCTTAGGACCGGCACCGCTTGCCGGATTATTCACTCTTTGGTCCTCCCACCGCTAACGGTGGGGGGCCCCCCAGGGCCCGAAAGGTCTGACTCATACCAG